ATTTTGTTGAATGGGAAGATACACCTGAGTTTAAGTCTAAACTTATTGAATGGACAAAACCTTATTCAGATGATTTAATGGCGGCTTGTGTAAGCGAAGTAACTGAGTTAGCTAAAGAAGAAGACGAAACTCTTAGTTTTACCCACGAACAATAATATTATTTTAGTATCTTTGTGATTAATGTTTAACAATTAAATTTAATAAAATGTCAAATAAAAAACTTAGTGAAAAGCAATTAAAAGAAGTTCAAGACTTAAATCAAACATTTTTACAGATTAAAGTAAGAATAGCTGATGCAGAAGTAAGTAAAAACAAAAGTATTCAAGAACTTGATGTAATACAACAAAAGTTCTCAGAAGTAGAAAAAAAATTAATAGAAGAGTTTGGCGATAATGCCTCTATTGATTTAAAAACTGGAGACGTAAAGCTTCCTGAAAAAGAAAACAAAGATAATGGCGAGAATAAGTAACACTTCAGCATATCCCAATATTGGAACTCCAGTTGCGTCTGACTATTTAATTCTAACAGATAAATCAGATAATTTAGTAACAAAAACAGCAACACTGGGTGACGTTCAAAAATTATTTGGATTAGATACTTTGGTTGCAAAAGTTACTGTTAACAGTGCCTCATTACTAACACTTAATACCACTGCGGCAACTTTAGTCAATGCTCCAGGAGCGGGAAAAGCAATTGATTTAATTAGTGTTAATGCATTTTTTCAGGCTGGCAATCAAGCTTATGATTTCGGCAACAATTTAGAAATTAAAATTGGCACAGTTGTTTTTGGAACGCTTGGAGCAACCGAAACAAATTCTGTGAGTGATATAGTGTCTAAAGTTGAAGCGGCCAGCGGAACTAAAATTATTGCCCCAAATACAGGTGTGGTATTAAGTACTTCATCCGCCCCATCACAGGGTACTGGAACAGCATATTTTAATATATTTTATAGAGTCTTGAATGTTGACTCCACATTTTAATTAAATGGACATAAGAAAAATTTCTATAGGCGCAGACTATAAGTCTGGAGCAATGCATTACATTGTAGGACAAGATGTTTTAGGTGGCACTTATAAGATTCATTTAATACAACAAGAAAATACATCATATAAAATTTGGATTATAAAAAGCGAAGAGGTTTTATTGTGGAAAGAGTTTAAATCCACAATGCCAATATCACTTGAATATAATATAAATTTTTAATGAAATCTCCACACTCTTTTTTAGTTACTCCAATAGACAACAAAAGATACGTCAATACAAAAAAAATTGGTGGCGTAGACTTCATTGTTAGTACTTCGGAAGAAAACCACAAATCATCTAATCGTTTTGCAACAGTTATTGAAACACCTTTAGGTTATAACGGAGAAGTACAGAAAGGAGATATATTAGTAGTTCATCATAATGTATTTAAATTCTACAATGACATGAAAGGCAGAAGACAAAGTGGAAAAAGTTTTTTTAGAGATAATTTGTTTTTAGTTGATGATGATCAGTTTTTTTTATATAAAAGAAATAATATTTGGAGAGGGTATAGTAAGTATTGTTTTGTAAAGCCAGTTCCTGTTAAAGATTCTTTTTTAAAAAAATCTGGGAGTGTAGAGCCATTAATAGGTGAAATAAAATATATAAACAAAGAATTAGAAAACTTAGGTTTAAAAGTTGGAGATGAAATATCTTTTCAACCAGAATCAGAATACGAGTTTCAAATTGAAAATGAAACACTTTATAGAATGTTCACGAATAATATAACTATGGTATTATGAACATTAAAGAAATTAAATTACAAATTATAAAAGCTGGCGAACAAGCTGTTACTCAATTAATAAAAGTAGCAAAAGAAGATATTATAAAATATGATAAAGATGATGAGTTAGCAGCCGACAGATTAAAGAATGCGGCAGCAACTAAAAAGTTAGCAATATTTGATGCTTTTGAAATATTAAAAAGAATTGAAGACGAAAAATCCGCGTTAGATGGTACAGAAATTAAATCAAAAACCCCACAAGGGTTTGCAGAATCACGATCAAGATAATCTATATGTAGTATTAAAAAATCTTATTCCAAATAATGTGATTGCTACTAAAAATAAAGCGCACACTTGGACAAAAGGATATAATGAAAAATACGACATTGTAGTTATTTCACAAGATGGAACTATTGGAGACATCTACGAAATTAACGGATTAAAAATTGCATTACCTAAAACTCCAAAACTTACTTCTACTAAAAAAAAAGAAGATCAATATTGGTCACCAATTAAGTTTCCAAAAGAATTAAGTAAAATTCAAAGTATATTTCACTGGCACGAAACCCCTCCTAATTTTAAGTCTAAGTGGGTTGATTATATAGAAACTGAATTTGATAGACGAGAACAAGGGCATTGGTTTTTAAATAACGGCAAACCTACTTATATTACGGGAACACATTATATGTATTTGCAGTGGACTAAAATTGATGTAGGACATCCAGACTTTAGAGAAGCTAATAGAATATTTTATATTTATTGGGAAGCGTGTAAAGTAGATAAAAGAAGTTTTGGAATGTGTTACTTAAAAATAAGACGTTCTGGGTTTTCATTTATGGGATCATGTGAAGGTGTAAATACTGCTACGATATCTAAAGATGCTCGTATAGGAATTTTATCTAAATCTGGTTCTGATGCTAAAAAAATGTTTACCGACAAGGTAGTTCCAATATCTAACAATTATCCTTTCTTTTTTAAACCAATACAAGATGGTATGGATAAGCCTAAAACTGAATTAGCTTATAGAGTTCCTGCTTCTAAAATTACTAAAAAAAATATGTATCTAATTGAAGACACTGAATTGGAGGGTTTAGATACTACAATTGATTGGAAAAATACTGGAGATAACTCTTATGATGGTGAAAAACTACAATTACTGTTACACGATGAAAGTGGTAAGTGGGAAAAGCCAGATAACATACTTAATAACTGGCGGGTAACAAAAACCTGTTTACGTTTAGGAAGTAAAATAATAGGGAAGTGTATGATGGGCTCTACCTCTAATGCGTTAGATAAAGGTGGTAGTAATTTTAAAAAACTATACAACGACTCAAATCCAAAAGAAAGAAATCAAAACGGTCAAACAAAAAGTGGACTTTACAATTTATTTGTTCCTATGGAATGGAATATGGAGGGCTTTATAGATAAGTATGGAATGCCTGTGTTTAATAATCCTGACTCTTATATAAAAGGAATTGATGGGGAAAACATATATCAAGGTGCTATAGATTATTGGGAAAACGAAGTCGAATCTTTAGCTCAAGATCCAGATGCTTTAAACGAATTTTATCGTCAATTCCCACGTAGCGAGTCACATGCGTTTCGTGACGAAAGTAAACAGTCATTATTTAATTTAACTAAAATATACCAACAAATAGATTATAACGAATCGTTATTAATGAAACGCCATGTAGTTCAGGGACGCTTTAGTTGGAATAATGGAATCAAAGACAGTAAGGTTATTTGGACTCCAGATAAAAGAGGTAGATTTTTTGTATCTTTCTTACCTCCTAATAATCAAAGAAATTTTGTCATCACAAAAAACGGAAGAAAGTTTCCTGGAAATGAGCATTTAGGTTCTTTTGGATGTGACTCTTATGATATTTCTGGAGTAGTAGTGGGATCTGGTTCAAACGGTGCCCTACATGGAATGACTAAGTTTAATATGGATGAGTGGCCAAGTAATCAATTTATTTTAGAATATATTGCCAGACCACAAACCGCAGAAATATTTTTTGAAGAAGTGCTTATGGCTTGTGTATTTTATGGTATGCCTATTCTAATTGAGAATAATAAACCAAGACTTTTATATCATTTTAAAAACAGAGGTTATCGAGGCTTTAGCCTTAACAGACCAGACAAGGTATTTAATAAACTTTCAAAAACAGAAAAAGAATTAGGAGGTATTCCAAACACCTCACAAGATGTAAAACAAGCTCATGCATCTGCCATTGAATCCTATATAGAAAAACACGTGGGGTTTGATTTGCAAGGGACGTTTAGAAACCCTGATGAAGTCGGCAGTATGGCTTTTCAAAGAACATTAGAAGACTGGGCAAAATTTGATATTAACAATAGAACTAAATATGATGCCGCAATAAGTTCTGGATTGGCTATTATGGCCAACCAAAAACACCTCTACACACCGACAAAAGAAAAGTCGAAAATTAGCATTAACTTTGCAAGGTATAATAACAATAGTTCAGTAAGTCAATTACTTAATAAATGAAAAAAGTAAAAATAGATATAAAGGCTGCTGCATTCCCTGATCAATTTGTTTCTGATTCTCAAAAGAAAACATATGAATATGGTTTACAAGTAGGACAAGCAATACAATATGAATGGTTTAGAAGAGACGGCAATTCTTGTAGGTTCTACAGCCAGTGGGCAGAGTTTAATAAATTAAGGTTATACGCAAGAGGCGAACAGTCTGTCGCTAAATATAAAAACGAATTAGCAATAGATGGTGATTTAAGTTATTTAAATTTAGACTGGACACCAGTGCCTATTATTCCTAAGTTTATTGACATTGTAGTTAATGGTATGTCGGATAGGTTGTTCAAAGTAAATGCCTATGCCCAAGACGCACTTTCAGCAGAAAAAAGAAATAAGTTTCAAGATATGATTGAAGCTGATATGGTTGCTAAGCCAGTACTAAGTCAAATGACTCAAGACTTCGGTATTGATTTGTTTAATACTCCTGAAGAAGAGCTTCCAAATAGCAGTGAAGAGTTAGAGCTTTATATGAATTTAAAATATAAACCTGCCATTGAAATTGCTTGTGAAGAAGCTGTAAATACTTTGTTTGATGAAAATCATTACAATGACATCAGAAAAAGAGTTGACTATGATATTACAACTATAGGTATTGGAATTTCTAAACACGAATTTTTACCAGGTCAAGGAGTTAAGTTAGATTATGTTGATCCAGTAAATGTTGTATATAGTTACACTGAAGATCCATATTTTAAAGATTGTTTTTATTGGGGTGAAATTAAAACTGTTCCTATGACGGAGCTAATTAAAATTGATCCTGATTTAACAAATGAAGATTTAGAAGAAATATCTAAATATAGTCAGTCGTGGTATAATTATTATAACACCGCGCAATATTATGAAAACAGTATGTTCTATAGGGACACTGCTACGCTATTATACTTTAACTACAAATCAACCAATTCATTTGTATACAAAAAAAAGCAAATGGCAGATGGTACTTTTAAAACAGTACAAAAAGATGATGAGTTTAATCCACCTGTTGAAATGCAGGAAGAGGGTAAGTTTGAAAGAGTAGAAAAAACCATTGATGTGTGGTATGAGGGTGTTATGGTTATGGGTACTAACATTGTATTAAATTGGCAGATGATGGAAAACATGGTTAGACCGAAGTCGGCTAATCAATTTGCGTTACCTAATTATATAGCATGTGCTCCCCGTAGTTATAAAGGAATGATGCAGTCTCTGTGTAAAAGAATGATTCCTTTTGCAGATTTAATTCAAATAACTCATTTAAAAATACAACAAGTTGTGGCTCGAGTAGTTCCAGATGGTGTATTTATAGATGCAGATGGTTTGAATGAAGTTGATTTGGGAACTGGAAATGCTTATAATCCTGAAGACGCACTTCGTTTGTATTTTCAAACGGGTAGTGTAGTTGGACGAAGCTATACTGGTGATGGCGAATTTAATAACGCCAAAGTACCAATCACTCAATTAAATTCTAATAGTGGCTCTGCTAAATTACAAATGCTTATTGCTAACTATAACCATTACTTAGATATGATTAGAACGGTTACTGGATTAAACGAAGCTCGTGATGGCTCAACTCCAGATTCTCGTTCATTAGTTGGTGTTCAAAAATTGGCAGCCTTAAATTCTAATGTTGCTACAAGACATATTTTAGATTCCAGTTTATATATTACACGAACCTTAGCAGAGGCATTAACAATTAGAACTGCGGATGTTTTAAAATATGCAGAGTTTAAAGATGAATTTGCTATGCAAATAGGAAAGTACAACACTGCAATTTTAGAAGAAATTAAAGATTTATATATTTATGATTTTGGTATTTTTATAGAGTTAGCACCTGATGAAGAACAAAAAGCTATGCTTGAGCAAAACATACAGATGGCATTATCTCAAAAAGATATTAGTTTGGAAGATGCAATTGATATAAGAGAAATACATAATCTAAAAATGGCTAACCAATTGTTAAAGGTTAAGCGTAGGCAAAAACAAGAAATGGAGCAACAGCAAATTGCTGAACAACAAGCTGCCCAAGCTGAACAAGCTATGGCGCAACAACAATCTGCGGCTCAGATTGAAATGTCTAAGATTGAAATGCAAACTCAATCTAAAATGCAAATAGAACAAGCTAAAAATCAATATGAAGTAGCTAAACTTACAGCGGAAAAAGAACTTAAATTAGCTCTTATGAAAGAAGAGTTTGCCTTCAATATGCAATTAAAAGGAGTAGAGCAATCTCAAATTGATGCAAGAGAAAAAGATAAGGAACAGGGCAAGTCTAAACGCATTAGTCAACAGTCGACACAAACTTCTAAAATGATTGAGCAGAAAAAAAGAGATTTACCTCCAATTAATTTTGAGTCTAATGAAGACACATTAGATGGTTTCGATTTAGCAGAATTTGATCCAAGATAATGTTTCAGGGGTTTTCTATAAATAAATACAAGTATTATAAATTACCTGAGCCTGGCTCTATAAAAGAACTTAGTGCAATAATGGAGGTTAGTGCAACACCACTAAATATAGACTTTGCAAATTTGTATGACAATATATCTGGAACTTTTGAAAGAATATTCTACAAAAGAAATATAGTAGCACCTACAAATCTTATTAACTCTTTAATTCAAGGAGCAAAACCAACAATTAAAAGTATTAAAAAATATCATAATCGTAAAAGACCTCATCAAGCTGCTTTAGACTTCGGGGTGACTTTTATTTACCACAATATGGAAAGTGCAAAAACCCCTTCGTTTCCTTCTGGACACGCAGCTCAATCACAATTAGTGGCTCAGGTTTTGTCGGACATATATCCAAGACTTACAACTGAGTTTATGAAGGCAGCAAAAAACATTGGGCACAGTAGGGTTGTTGGACGTGTTCATTACAAATATGATATTGAAATAGGTGAAAAATTGGGTAATGACTTATATAGTCATTATTTAAATAACGCTTAAAAATTAAATAAATAAAAGCATAACTTTGTAACAAATAAAATTTAATCTAATGGAAATAAAAGTAAGAGCCGTAGAAGGCAATGAACAAAAATCAAAAGCTGAAGTAGAAGAGCAACTTCTAAAAAAGCATGAAGATCAGTTTGAGGATAATCAAACTACAGCTAATACAGTTGATTCTGTCGTAGTTGACAAAGAAGAGGTTCAACCCTCAGAAGATAAAACTCCCTCGTCAGAGTTAAATGATGAAAATGTTCTTTCTTATATTAAAGATAGATATAACAAAGACATAAATTCAGTTGACGAACTGTTTGCGGAAAAAGAGGCAAACGAACCATTACCTGAAGATGTGTCTGCGTATTTAAAGTACAAGCAAGAAACTGGACGTGGTATTAATGATTTCTATAATTTACAAAGAGATTATGATACAATGGACGATGATGCTGTACTGGCTGATTATATTGCTCGAAACGAAGAAGGTTTAGATGCAATAGACATTCAAGACATCATGGATGACAAGTTTGGGTTTGATGAAGACTTAGACGAACCAAAGGATGTTAAGAAAAGAAAGTTAGCTAAAAAACGAGAACTTGCGAAAGCGAAGAAGTTTTTTAATGAAGAAAAAGATAAGTATAAAATTCCTCTTGAGTCAAGTGGGGGTGGATTATCTGAAGATCAAGAAAAAGACCTTAATGCTTATAAAAGTTACATAGAGGAATCTAAAACTGCTGAAGAGCTAAGACAAAAAAGGCATGATTATTTTTCCCTAAAATCTAAAGAGGTTTTTAACAATGATTTCAAAGGTTTTGATTTCAGTGTGGGAGAAAAAGATATTACCTATAAGCCTGGAGATCCGAATGAATTATATAATGTCCAAAGAGACTTTAGTAATTTTATAGGAAAATTTGTTGGAGATGATGGTTTAATTAAGGACGCAAAGTCCTATCATAAAGCATTATCTGTAGCATTAAATCCAGATAAGTTTGCAAAGCATTTTTATGACTTGGGTGTTTCTCAGACCGTTGATGATGTTTCGAAAAAAAGTAAAAACATAAACATGGACGTAAGACAAGCACCAAGATTAAGTACTAAAGATGGTTTAAAAATTAGAGCTGTCTCAGATAATTCAAGTGGAAGAGGACTCAAAATTAGAAGTATTAAAAAAAGTAATTAACAAAATTAAAAATTAAAAATTATGGCAGTAAATGTAGCCCCTGGTTTTGATTTGCAACCAAGTAGTCAACAAGTTCCGTTGGCTTCAAATTATATCGTTGACTTTAATTTCTTGAATCAGTATTTACCTGATACATACGAAAAAGAGTTTGAAAGATATGGCAATCGCACAGTAGCATCATTCTTAAGAATGGTAGGCGCTGAAATGCCTTCTAACTCTGACCTTATTAAATGGGCAGAGCAAGGAAGATTACACACTAAGTATACATCTTGTACTTCAGCTCAAGGTGCTGCGGCACTTGAAGGTACTTGGACTATTCCGAATCCTGGCGCAAACTTTAACCCTGCATTAGCAGGAACACCTAATGTTGCGGCTTTAAGAGTAGGTCAAACAGTAATGATTTCTGATGAAACTCCTGGTTCTACCTTGAGTGTAAAAGGAATTGTAACTGAAGCACCATCAGCTGGTGGTCTTGGTGTGAACGTAGTAAAAATAGCATATTACCAAGCGTCTCAAGGAATTGCGAATAATGTACCATGTTCTATTTTTATATATGGTTCTGAATTTAACAAAGGAACCAACGGTATGGTTGGATCATTAGAAGCTGATGATTTCATTTTCGACAACAAGCCTATTATTATCAAAGACAAGTATTCTGTTTCTGGTTCTGACATGGCTCAAATTGGTTGGATTGAAGTTACAACTGAAAATGGTGCAAGTGGATACTTATGGTACCTTAAGTCTGAGCACGAAACAAGACTTCGATTTGAAGATTATCTTGAGACTGCAATGATTGAAGCAGTACCTGCAGTAGCAGGATCTGGAGCTGGTGACTTTTTACAAGGTCAAGCAGTAGCAGGAACATCTGTAGCAAACCTTAACGGTTCTGATGGAATCTTTTATGTAGTTAATGATAGAGGTAACGTATACGGTGGAGGTAATCCACAAGTATTAGCAGACTTCGATTCAGTAATTCAAAGACTTGATAAGCAAGGAGCTATTGAAGAGAATGTTATTTTCTTAAATAGAAACTTCTCATTTGATATTGACGATATGTTAGCAGCACAAAACTCTTACGGAGCTGGTGGTACTTCATATGGTTTATTTGACAACGATGAAGAGATGGCTTTAAATCTTGGATTTACAGGATTCCGTAGAGGTTATGATTTCTACAAGTCAGATTGGAAATATCTAAACGATCCTACAATGAGAGGTGGTATAAATGGAGGAAAAGTAAACGGACTTTTAGTCCCAGCTGGTTCTACAACTGTTTATGACCAAATCTTAGGTAAGAACGCTAAGAGACCATTCTTACACGTGAGATATAGAGCTTCAGAAACTGAAGACAGACGTTACAAAACTTGGATAACTGGTTCTGCTGGTGGTGCAAGAACATCTGATCTTGATGCGATGGAAGTAAACTTCTTGAGTGAGAGAGCTGTATGTACTTTAGGTGCAAACAACTTCTTCTTATTCCAAGATTAATATTACAATAATAATTAGGGGAGGTAAACTTCCTCCCCTTTTTATTTTTATTTAACTCTAATTAAAATTTAATAAAATGAAAAAAAGTAAACAATACGTAGATAAATTCTACAGATTAAAAAAAGAGTCGGCACCATTAAGTTATATGATACCAACTCGAAATTCTGCACGATACCCCTTATTATGGTTTGACGAAGAACAAGGAATTCAAAGAGCCTTGCGTTATGCTAAAAACCAAAAAAGCCCATTTGAAGACGAACAAGACGGCAACGCTATTTTAGAGCCAGTTGTTTTTGATGATGGTGTTTTATATGTTTCTAAAGAAAATCAAGTACTTCAAAAATTCTTATACTATCACCCTCAACGTGATAAAGTGTTTGAAGAAATCAATGCAGCGCAAGATGCCGCAGAAGAATTAGAAATTGTTGAAATGGAATTAGACGCATTGATAGCTGCTAAGTCTCTATCTTTAGATCAAATAATTTCTGTTGCACGAGTTCTGCTTGGAAGAAATGTAGACAAAATGACTTCAACTGAATTAAAAAGAGATATACTGGTTTATGCCAGAGCTAATCCTTTTGAATTTATGGATACACTTAATGATCCTATGTTAGCATTACAAGATGATGTATATCGATTCTTTGATAACGGCTTTTTAACTTTTAGAAAAAACAACAAAGAAGTATATTTTAATTTACCAAAAAACAAAAAGAAACTTCTTACTGTTCCATTTGGTGAAGACCCCTACTTTATTGTAGCATCTCATTTTCAAAATGACGAAGGAGTTGAAATATATAAGTTGTTAAAAAACAAGCTTAAAAAAGATGAATAATAATTAATATCTTTGTATCGAGAATATTCTCGTAAAACCTTAATGTTATTATTTATTATGGAAAAATTTCTAAATATTCCAGTTACTGACGAACAAAAACAAATTTTGTCAATTCTGGATGTAAAATTAGTAGAACAAGCTTCTACCACTACTGTAAGTTTATCTTATGGTTCAGGTAAAGTTGCGACTATAACTTATACAACTGCCTTAAGTGCAGGAGTAGAAACTTATAGAGACGAAGTGCAAAACGCTATTGTTTCAGCCCTTGCGACAGGTTGGACTACTGTAGCTGTAGAATATATCCCAAGTGACGCTGTCACTGGAATTTCTATTGCCTAATGTATAGTTCTATGCAAAAGTATGTTGAAGTTCCAGTACAAAATTCAGTCGCAAGTGGAACGACAACAGTAGACGAAACAGGCAACCTTGAGTTGCAAGACGGTTCTGCTACCTTTACAGGTGGTGTAGTTAATGTAGGCGATGTGGTGCATGACACTTCTGATGACAGAATGTATACTGTCGCAAGTGTTGTAGATGCAAATACATTATCTTTAGTGGCTATAGGAGCTGCTACAGGAACTGGTGTAGGTACTGGTAAAAACTATATTGTTTATTCAGCTACATCCTCTTCTAAGCAATTAGTTGCCTCAGATGGTGTTGTAGTGGTGGAGAATGCATCTGCTGATCCAATAAACAGTGAAGTTAATATTCAGTATTGTGGAGCTTCAGGAATTTCAATTAAACTTACTCATGCAGCAGTTGCTGCTGGCAATGAAGAAGTTAGAGATGGGTTTCAAGATTCAATAACAGCATCCCTTATTCAACCGTGGCCATACGTTAAGTATAGTGGTTGGTTACCATCCAGTTTAATACTGGAAATTGCTAAAGTTTAAAGTACTCCTTTAATAATTAAGAAGAGGTTACAAATAAAGTAGCCTCTTTTTTTTTTATTATCTTTGTATAAACTTATTTTACAATGATAAACGAAGTAAGAGATACGGTATTAGCCATAGCAAATAAAAATAATTATGGCTATATCTCACCCCAAGATTTTAATCTGTATTGCGAACAAGCTCAGTTAGATATATTTGAAAATTATTTTTATCAATATAACAGTTGGATTTTAAAAGAAAACGCAAGACAGTCAGGAATAGGTTATGCAAATATTGTAAAAGGATTAGAGGAAGTTATAGATAGTTTTTCAGCTGAAGTATTTTTAGATCAGTCTGTGGCTAATTTAAATAACGCTAACTTATATAATTTACCAGATGATTACTATTTGGTTAATAAAATATTTTATTATCCAACGGCAACTTTTAGTGGTACTACTACTGCTCAACAAGGCTATAAATTAATAGATAGCACAGGTGGTTTTGTGGCATCCCCAGCCAACCCAACTTTTCTGCAAAATCCACCAATAGGAAGTATTATTGTAAATACTTCATCCGCACCTATTTCTCAAGCCTATGTAACAGGAGTAGATAGTGCCACTACCTTAAGTTTATCATCTGATATAATGGCTAATGGCCAAAACTATATGATTTATAGTGGTGTTAATATAACAGAAGTTGAAAGAGTGAATCAAAACAAAATATATGAGTTGGTTAGTTCTAATTTAACAGCGCCAACAACTCAGTTTCCAGCATATGTATTAGGTGGTGCAAGTTCAAACACTAATCCAGGCGCAGGAAATATAGGAAATACTATAACAGTATACCCAAGTACTATAAGACAAAAAGGGGCAGTAAAAGTTCAATACATCAGATACCCTTTAACACCGAGATGGACGTTTGTAACACTTGCTGCAGGTGAACCATTGTTTAACGAGACCTCGGCAGACTATCAAGATTTTGAACTTCCAGAATCCGACCAACCTCTTTTAATTGCTAAAATATGTCAATATATAGGAGTTGAAATTAGAGAGGGAGATGTATATCAATTTGGAGCTACAGAAGAAAAAAACGATAACGCAATACAAGGATAATTATGGCATATATTAGTCAATACACATACTATCAAAACAACGATACCAACCCAACTGATGCAAATCAAGGTTCATATCAATATGTGTCTTTAAAAGATATTGTAAATAACTTTATGTTGATGTTTCAAGGCAACCACGAATTAGTTAATAATATTGATAGATATCAAGTCTTGTTTCACGCAAAACGTGGAATACAAGAATTGAACTACGATGCAATGAAAGAAATTAAAGTTTTACAATTAACTTTAAATCATACTAATTCATTTGTATTACCGTCTGATTATGTTAATTGGGTACGTATATCACAATTTAAAAATGGTGTATTATATCCATTAACTGAAAATATACAAACTAACTTTTCGTCAGCTTACTTACAAGACAATAACTCAAACTTATTATTTGATCAGGAAGGAAATGTATTAAGACCTCAAGACTCTCAATTAGATTTGAGTAGAGGCACAAGGTCTATTTATTTAAACTCAAATAGTATATTCAACGGAGAAGAAGGTTGGTGTGTTGATGGTTGTTGGTATTTTGATTATGGGGTAGGTTCACGTTTTGGACTTAACACTGAAACAGCAAATGCTAATCCTACATTTAAAATAGACAAAAAGGCAGGAGTAATTCATTTTGGTTCAACTGCAGGAAGTAACTCAATGGTATTAGAATATGTTTCCGATGGAATGGAAAATGGAAATGATGCAGAAGTAAGTGTAAATAAATTATTTGAAGAATACATATATGCATATATACGTTATTCTATTTTGAATGGTCGATTTGGAATTCAAGAGTATATAATAAATAGAGCAAGAAAAGATAAGTCATCTTTGTTGCGAAATGCCAAACTAAGATTAAGTAATATTCATCCTGGCAGACTCTTAATGAATATGCGAGGACAGGATAAATGGATAAAATAATATGGCACAAACTAAATTAGATTACGTTTCCTTTGTAAAAGGAAGAATGAACAAGTCTATTGATGAGCGTTTACTCCCAGAGGGTGAATACATTGATGCTATGAACGTGCGCTTAGGATCTACAGAAACCACAGAAATAGGAGCTGTAGAAAACTCACGTGGTAATTCTGCATTAACTACTTTAAGTTTTAATGGTGTAAATCTTTCTTCAACTGCAAGATGCATAGGAGCTTTAGAAGACGGATCAGATGAAACTATATATTGGTTTGTTCATGATAATAATTATTTAAATAATGGAACAAAACTTGATTTGATAGTATCATTTAATACTAACAATTCTGTTTTAAGATATCACGTTATTACTTTTTCCGTTTTAAACTTTGATCCAGAGTTTTTAATAACGGGTGTTAATATAATAGAAAATTTATTGTTTTTTACTGATGATAAAAATCCCCCAAGAAGAATAAATGTAGATGATGCTTATGCCTTCCCAAGTGGTGGAATTGATGGTATTGAAGAAGAAGATATATCTGTGGTTTTAAAACCCCCAGGGTTTGAGGACGTGGTTACTGGAGGCGATACTCCTTTAACAGCTCCAACATTTACTTTAATAACTGCCGCAGGTGGCGAAAACTATTTAGAAGATAGGTTTATAAGTTTTGCTTATAGATATAGATATACTAACGGAGAATATAGTGCAACATCATTGTTTTCTAATCCTGCATTTCAACCAGGTAATTTTAGATTCGATACTCGGAATTATGATAATGCGGGTATGCAAAATAACTTTAATGGAGCTCGTATTAAGTTTAGTACTGGTAGTAGTCGTGTAAAGGAAGTAGATTTATTATATAAAGATTCTAATACAAATAGTATTTATGTAATTGAAAGATTTAAAAAACAAGACTATGGATGGGGTAATGACCAACAACAAGAATATGTTTTTACAAATAGCAAAATATATAGTGTTTTAGGTTCAGATGAATTACTTCGTTTATATGACAATGTACCTTTAAGCGCACAAGCCCAAACTATTATGGGTAACCGATTAATGTATGGTAACTATAAGGATGGTTTTGATATTACTAATGAAAATGGACAAGATATAGCGATTGATTATAATACAAGTTTAATTGATCAGCAAATTAATTTAGTGAGTTTACCTCCTGGTATTTTTTCTGATGGTATTCCTTATACTATAAATCCATCTACTACTACAACAGTTTCAAATTGTACAGCCTCATTTGACTTAACTGATATAGCTGATAAATTAGTGCGTGGCGCACAATTAACTATTCAATTAAGGTTTGAACACAATCGTCTTAATGGAACTACAACTACAACTTGTTACACAGAAAACGAAGCCTTTAAATCCCCAGATATTTCTATAAGCACTACTATTACTTTAACAAGTGACTACTCCAGTGTATATGATTTAGTAACAAGTGCAGATTTTGAAAACCAAATAGGTACGATTGAAGGAACAAATTTTCAACCCATAGCTACGGCAGCTACTGGGACTTCATTAACAGACGCATTTAATTCGGCTATTAATCCACCTCAAGTCCAATGTACATTCACATCTGTATTGAGTAGTGTTAATGATAGCACTAATCAACAAGGATTAAGAATAAACGCTACGTCTGGTTCTAATGTATTTTCTATTCAGCTTTTAGCTATGCAGTTTAGAAGCACTGATAATGCTCAAACAACTGATATGTATGAGTACTATCAGATGCTTAGAGCTACTGCGGTGTTTAGTGAATTAAGCGACAAATCTACATTACATAGCAATAGAGATTTTGAAACAGGTATAGTTTACTTAGATGAGTATGGTAGAGCATCTACAGTATTAGTTTCAGAATACAATACAATATATGTACCACCAGAAAATAGTGTGTTTAAAAATAGAATTCAAGCTACTATTGGAAACTTTGCTCCATCTTGGGCAAAAAAATATAAGTTTGTAGTTAAACCAAGTAAAGCAGCGTATGAAACTATTTACACTAATTTCTTTTATAATAATCCTTTTGACAATGTCACACATTTTAAATTAGATGGGGACAACCAATCTAAAGTACAAACAGGAGACAGATTAATTGTAAAAAAAGATGCTGATGGATCATTAAGCAGTTTGGTAGAAACTACTGTTTTAGATATAGAGGCACAAGCAAGTAACTTTTTAAATAACGCTAATGAACTGGGGGAAGATTCAAATCAATTAGCTGGGTTATATATGCAGTTAAAAGTATCAAATTTTAATGCTACAATAAAAGATGAATCTATAGTTGACTATGGAGAAAAAAAACGTGGTTCGGAAAGCCGATCCACTTGTAGTAATCGATTTACAGTTACATATCCTTTATATAATTACACCCCTGCAGATGCTGCAACCAGCACTCCTGAGTCAACTGATAATTATACCATCCCTGGTGGTTCAATTATAGATATAAAATTTGGGTTCAAAAGAAAAGCTAATGATGCTTTAAACTGTCCAGAACGTAGAGTGCTTTTTGATAAAAACTTTGTAGCTGGACAAGATTATACTGATTTTCGAGATTGGTGGAACGACACTAATATTGACGTTGCAGATGTGGATGAATTTGCAGGAGTTGATCCTATAAATAGTGAAATAGGAAGATATAATGCTGCTGTAGTTCAACCTTCAGGAACATCTATTGATCCTAACGATCCTCTTACGGCTGCACGTGGTAATAATATAGAATGTCAAGGAGTTGCTTTTAAATTTGATATTAATTTTGTACAAGCAATACCCGGTCAAGCAGATAGCCCTTTATTTTTTGGGTTTAGATGTAATGGGGTAGGTTGTGCTGATAATTTTCTTGGTGTGGGTGGAAGAACTATGAATGCTTTTGTAGATATAGTTGTACAACGTGCAGACTCTACAATAGTTTTTGAAACTCAACCCAAAGATGCAAGTGATGATATTTATTATGATGCGTCAGAAACTTTTGATATTATTAGAGACGCTGCTACTGGAAACTATTTACACCAATCGGGTGGAGATGTAGATACTGGCGAACAAAACCAAACCACATCCCAAGATGCTATTGTCACATTAGATTTTATGGACAGTTATGTTTTTGGTAATGGAGTAGAAAGTTATAAGATATTAGATCGTATAGCATCACGTTCAGTTGTTATGGGGCAAAGAGCTTTAGCCGTTTCTAATTCAGATTTTAAAGAAGCCGATAGATTTGCTTCAATAACATATAGTGGTCTTTATGGTTTTAATAGTGGTGTAAATAATTTAAATGAGTTTAACTTAGGATTAGTTAATTTCAAAGATGTTGAAACTTCATTTGGGCCTATAATGGTTTTACATGCAAGAGAGACAGATGTTCTTTGTTTACAAGAAGATAGAATAAGTATAGTGCAATCTGGAAAAGATTTATTAAGTGATGCTGTAGGTGGTGGAGCTATTGTATCCACTCCTTTAGTATTAGGTAAGCAAATTGCACGTATTGAAGAATATGGTATAAGTTTTAATCCAGAAAGTTTTGTGCAATGGGGTAAGTATTTATATTTTACCGACACTAAGCGTTTAGCTGTATTACGACTTTCATCTGCTGGAAATGCAGTGTCAAGCGACTTAACAGTTATATCAGACACTGGAATGAGATCGTGGTTTAGAGATCAATTTATTCTACAATTAAATACACAAAAGTTAGGTGGTTTTGATCCCTATATGGATGAATATGTATTAAGCACCAACAATATTAAAGTACCAGTTCCAGTACAAACATTAGGGTGTGGTGTAGAACTTAACCTAACAAGTATTAGTACAGCTCAAAGCTTTACTTACAATTTTGGTACTACAATAGGTTCGCCTACGATTGATTATAACATAACTGGAGGTAGTGCTGTAATCTCAATTTTATGGAATGGTACTGGGACTCAAAGCCCATCGCTTACTGGATCAGGAAGTATTGCTTGGAACAAAACCTCCAGTAGCCCTCAAACTGCTGTAATAACAATAACACCAACTGGAACTATAAGTGCTACAATTACACCAAATTGTGTCGCTGAGGTGCCAATAACCGTAGTAAAGTGTGTTATTAACAGTGGCAATAATAACGGACAAACTATTCATCCAGAATATAGATGGTCAGATGCCGTTACGGTAAGCCCAGTAGATAGTGATTTAGCACTTTTAGGAACCAATTCCTCAATATTTAGCGAATATTTATCACAAACAGGAATTAGATCGCAAGGGGTTTTCCCTTATGATGGTATAGATTTAAGTATCAGATTAAATAAAATAAATTTTGACACTTATAATTGGACTTATCCGTCTGATAATTTTAAATACCTATCCTCTAATACTTTGTATCAAAACAATGCTACTGATGTTGCAGCTCTTTTAGCTGCATCTACAACTATAGCTAATTCAAGTGTGACAAACCCTTCGCCTAATTTAAGACAAGCTACAGTTAGTAATTTATCTTTACCTATAGGAAATCAATATCTTTATATTATATATGATTTAAGGTCTATTACATCACAACAGTTGTGTTATGATGCGGACACACTTGCGGAAGCATGTTGTGATTGCGCATTTACTTGCACCTCATTTAGTATAAGTTCTGTTGCTGAGTCATCTACTGAGGCGTGTACAAGGGCAATCTCAAACACAAATTATCATAATGGTTCGAGCGCATTACCCGCTCCGGGTAATTTGGTATATACAAGCTCGAATTGTGCAGATGATTTATTAGGAACAGTCTCGTATGCTGCTGCAGGTTTTTATAAAATAAACTCATCACCAAATCAGTATATGGAAATAGGCACAAATGGATTAGTATTAAATGTATCAAATTGTTAATTTAGAAGTATGGCAACATTAGGAACATATTATTTTGATGGAACAAGTTTTAATAATGCTACGGCTGTTTATACAGACGCTGCACTTACCACTCTGGCTCCAGACGGATTTTATTCAAACGAATCAATAGTGCGTCAACAATTAAATGGTATTTTGCTTAATGCACAAACATGTGGATCGTGCGCAGTAGATTGTGGTTCAGGTGTGTCAGTCAGTGAACAAAACGATGGATATTTTGATGCTAATGTAAATTTAGCTAATAGCACTGGGGCTGTAGTATTGTATTGTTATTTAACTAATACTATACCAGATGGAATTGATGTAATTTATAATGCACTTCATTATAATAGGTTAACATGTGAATTTAATCATAACGGAGTGACATTGGTAGACGATTCAGGAACTCAAGTAGATTACGCTGGTATAAACAATCAAGGCACTGGACTTCCAACTTATGTTGGAAATCAAAACCCAGGGTTAGTTGGTTCGTATACCTCAGTACCTGAATATCTTTTTTCGGCTGCGTCATCAACTTATATTAATCAAGGAACAACACGAAATTTTACCGTTGTAAACAATCAAGTTGGTTTTGCTACTGATACATCAACACCAACTTCTTCGCCAGTTTTTACAATGGTAATTCCCAAAACTTTAGCTACTGTAACAAATGTTAATGTTCAGTTTTTTGCACCTATGAATGGTACTTTTTTTGACTGGCAAATAGCATGTCCAACTGCATTGCCTTCGTTCCAAGGTTCAACTTTACAATCAGTTACAACTTGCGCCACAAATACGGCTACTTATTATTTTGTAAGAAATGCACACGGAACCTCCGTGCCTTTTACTATAGATACCAACACAGTTCCTATTGTAGGTAATTTTGTATTTACCGATGCAAATGGAAGTACTTATTTAAATGACACAAACACTATTCAATATGTTATAGTAAACAACAACACTGCATTAGGAATAAGAAATGGTGTTGTTGTAAGCAGTGCATCTTGTACTGGTGGCGGCGGTGGAGGATTAATAGATTTTCCAGGTAGTGTAGTATACCCTAATTTAGTAGGGGTTATTTGTAATGCTTTTTCAACTCCGACTGCAAATATAACTTATTATCATAATGGAGCAGGAACTTTCCCAAGCGCAGGAGAAGTAGTTTACTCAGATAGTGGCGGTACTACAACAGTTGGTGATGGTTTTTATTATCTTTATAACGCGGGAACTCAAAGGGTATATATACAAGTAACAGGAGGAAATGGTGTTGTTGCTTCACAAAGCAATTGTGTTCCAAGTTAAAATTTAAATTATGGCAGCATGTGATACATTAACATATAGTGACAAATCTGAAGGATGGCCTTCATTTTATTCTTATTGTCCTGACTATATGATAGGGATGAATAGTTACTTTTATACTTTCAATGGTGGGAATCTTTATAGACACAATACCAGTGCTAATAGAAACGAATACTATGGAGTATTTTCACCCTCTACAGTTACAAGTGTATTGTCACCAAGACCAGTGGTTGATATTAAGTTGTTTAAAACATTAACATATGAAAGTAATGAAGCATGGGCGTGTACAGCTTTAAATACTGACTTAACAGACGGAAGTCCTGGTTCGATGTTAGAAACTTACTTTGTACAAAAAGAAGGTGAATGGTTTACTTATATTAGAAACAACAGTGGTATTGTTAATTATAGAGATAGATCAGTAACTGGTATAGGAGAAAACACAAATGTAGATGCCACACTTCCAGCGGCAACAGTTATTACTTTTTCAGATTCATTTAGTCAAACAATAAGTATAGGTGATACAGTATTTGCTTCTAACCTAACTGGCACAGTATCTGACGCCCCTATTGAAGCGGGTACAATTACTGCGGTCTCTAATGTTACACCAACTTTTACTATTACAATAGATACCACAGCCGCAACATCTACAGTTCCAGTAACTGGACAATTTATGACTAATACCAAAAACAGTGTTGCCGAATCTCATGGTGCACGAGGATATTTCTTACAATTTACTTTATCTAATGATGATAGAACTCCAGTTGAACTATTTTCCGTAGGAAGTAGTGTGATGAAAAGTTATCCATAGAAATTTATTATCTTTGTGGTAAATGCAATTAAATTTAAAACCACTTAAAAACACTGATTATGAAGAAGTTCTTTGTAAGTGGTGGAAAGATTGGAGATGGACACCACCTCCAAAAGATTTTTTACCAGAGAATGGTATAGGTGGTTATATGATTTATGACGGTGATATCCCAGTAGTCGCAGGTTTTTTATACATTACAAATTCTAATGTAGCTTGGGTTGATTGGGTTGTTTCTAATATGAAATATAAGAACAAGAAAAATCGCAAAATTGCAATAGAAACTTTAATTGCTTCTCTTGAAATAAAAGCAGAAGAATTAGATAGAAAAATTATGTATGCACTTGTTAAAAACCAAAGTCTTATCAACACATATATAGAGATGGGGTATACACAAGCAGACTCATACAATACTGAATTAATTAAAAGAATATAATATGGCAGGATTTACAGCAATTGCGGCAGGAGTAGGAATGGCTGGTCAAGTGGGTGGCAGTTTAATGTCTTTTGGACAAGCTTCCGCAGCAAAACGAAGGGCCAATGACGCACGTCTAAAAGGTGAAAAACTTATGAGAGAGGCACGTGAACGTGCAGAAAAAAATGTTTATGATAAACTTAAATTGCCATTAGACGCATTTAACGAACAGTATAGACAGAATTCAGCTTTACAAACTCAACAAGTAGATGCGCTACAAGAGGGCGGTCAAAGGGCTTTAGCAGCAGGTATTGGTAAAGTAGCTGCAGCAAGTAATGCAAACACTGAAACAATTAGAATCGGTCAAGGTAAAGCGCAAACTCAATTAGATAAATTAAAAGCTGACGCAGAAGAAAAAATAAAACAACAAACCATTAGTATGGATGTGTCTGCAGGTCAAGATGCTTTAGAAGAAGAGGCGATGCTAAAAGAACAGGCAGCCGCAGCAACTCAAAAAGGTTTTGCATCTGGGACTAAAGCACTCGTAGGTGCCGCTGGTATGGCTGCCCCACTTTTTGGTGGTGATAAAATGGGAGACGAAGATTTTGAAAAATACTTAGGCATATTAGGAATGGGCACTCCAGAAGTACCCGCATAATATAAAAAAATATGGCAGATAATAGTGGCGTAGATTACGGACAAATCAATACTCAAATAATTGATCCAGCGCAATACAGAGCTTTTTTTAAAGCCAATAATCAAGTTGATTATAGTAAAATTGCTGACGATTTGGGTGTTATGTTGGACACTGAAGTTAAGCGTAGAGATGGAATTAAAAAAGACATTGATGATAATACTAATAGTTTAGTAGATCAGTTAGGTCAAATAGAAACTAACTCCGACAGTGTTTTTAGCGATAGTGTTATAAATATGGCCACTCAAGCCAGAGATAATTTAATGACCTATAATAAAGCGTTAAAGGCTGGTAAAACCACCCCCTCACAATACAAACAATATTTAGAACGAGTTAAAACTCAAATGAATAAATGGAATGGGGTTACTAAATCTTTTGGTGCTTATTATGACAAATCAATGGGTAGAATTAATACAACAAGTGAAGCAACGGGTGAAATGCAGGCATCTCCATTTGAAGTTACCATTGGCAAAAGTGTGCACGGTTTTGGTAAGTCTGCTAAAAATAGTGAATATTTAGATCCTGTAACTGGACAAGCGTTTTATTATAAACGTACTAAGGATGGAAGGGTACCAGATTTTAAGAAGAACCCAGAGTTGTTTACTTCAATAGATAATTTTAGTTCCAACATGGGGTATGAACAAGACCGAGATCAGTTTAATATTGATTTAGCTGTAAAGGCAGACAAAGAATTTTTAGGAACTATAACAGATTCTTATATTCTAAAGTTTGGTAAAAAAGGCGAAAGAGGTGGGCGTTACATTATGACAACCGAAGACTATACTATAATGGCAAACGATCCAGATTTTCAATCCGATATAGTAGATTTAAGAAATAATATTTATAAAAGCCTAACCTCTCAAGGAGGGGGCGTTGGTTTAGGACAATCAGTAGCTACAATGAATTCAGATTTTAAAGTGGTTTTAAGTAAAGCTGAATTTTTAGAACAACATGGTAAGGAAATAGATAATCCAGATTATGACGCGGATGATTATATGTCAGATGAACCCGAAAGAATCCCTAACCCAGATTATGTTGATGAAAAATATATGGTTATTATTGATCCTAAGAATCCAAATGGTTTATCTGTTAGATTTGGGGATAAAGGTTTTGCTGAAGCTGAATTAAAAAAGGGTATAGAAAAGAGTGTGGCTATGCAATTAGGAGGTTCAAGAAAAGTTAGTGGTTTATCATATGAGCCTAATGAAGATTCATCTGCTACAACTCGTGATGAGAAGAAAGAAAGAGAAATAGGATACGCAAAACGTGTTAACAATATTATGTCTGCTGATGCTATTACGGCTGCGTCTGATATGGAAGATACTATTAAAGAACTTAATCGTGATCAGTATAATGAATCAAGGGGAATTACAATTGACCAGATTGATAGACAAGAGAATGGTATCAACATTGAAAGAACTAAGAAAGGCAAAGAAGACGATACATTTATTTCTTACTACCAATTAAAAGATGGTAAACCAAACTTAACTAAACCTCGACCTGCTAAACAAATTGCAAAAGAAATATACAGAGATTTAATACCAAACAGTATTACTCAGAACACATCGTTTGATGCGTGGTACAACCAAGCAATTGAGGAAGACCCAAATATGTTTACACCTCACTTAATGGATAACCCAGACTTCGATGAAGAAGCAGCTGAAACTCCATTCGGTGGTACTAATGCCAAACTAATAAAGAACCCATTATTTAAGGGTAGTGAATTAACAAGCACCGTAGAATCGTTTGAAACAATAGATTCTTATAAAGCCTCTGACGATTTCTTTGATACAACTGGAAAAGTGACAGCATCTACTTCGTTTCAAGCTATACCAGATGTGCCAGGTAATTTTGAACAAGCATCAAGTGTTGTTAAAACTGCATTAGGGAATGCGTGGAGAAATATTCCTGACACTAATTTATCAGTTACATCTAAGGATGTTAAAGAATTGTTTGGTCAATCTACCAATGAGATTATAGTCTCATATAAAGATCCTTTAGATGGAGCAGTAAAAGAATATGTAATTAAATATGATGCAGATAATACTAAATTAGAAAGTGATGTAGAAAATATAGCTAATAAAGTGATTAAGGACTACAACCAAAAGAATGCAAACAGTCAATTTGGTGGCAGTGGAGTTGCTGGCGGTGTTGACACATCAAAATATAATTAATAATATATGAACGAAGAAGCTTTACAAGACGCATATAAATTATTTTCCAATGGTGGATATAATGGTTCTTTAGAAGAATTTCAAGCTTTAATTAATTCTAATCAAGAAGCTCTAAGTGATTCTTTTAAACTATTTAGTAGTGGAGGTTATACTGGAGATTTTGATGCTTATAAAACCTTAATAGGAGTAAAAAAAAAACTTACTCCTACCGAATCTCTGGAGAGTGGTCTCGAGGACGCTTTGGAATCAGACTTGGGAGATGGTTCATTGGACTCACCAGACGAGACTAATGTTACAACCCCAGTTACATCTCCAGTTGTACCCGTAGAAACGGACGTTGAAGAAGAAACTGAAGAAGTTCAACAGAGTTTCATTATTGAGGGTAACGAAGTAGATGAAGAAACCTATACTCAATATTCTGATGCCCAAGACACTTTAAAAAAAGAAACTGACGATCCGTTTGCTCAATCTATGAACCTTATAGATGGGGAAATGATAGAGCGTCAAGAGGATGCTATTGTTCCTTTAATGAACTACAACTTTAACCAATACGGCTTTACTTTTGAAGAGACTGGTATTGGTGACGCTATGAATGTTACTGCGGCTAATGGAGAAAAACTATATGTTAATCTCGATCCTACCTTTGGTATAGGAAAAAAATCAGAAGCTGAAGCATTAAAAGTATTCTTGGCTAAAAATAAAGCAGCCAGTAGACGTTTAATGATAGAAGAAAACGGATACACTGCGTTAGAAAGAAAAGTCCAAGGGCAAGAACAAATAGATACATCTGTAAGTATATTAAACGCTGAGGCTAATGCATTTAATACCACCATACAACAATACCTTGCAAATAAAAACGAAGTAGATAGATTAAGAGAATACTTCACTGGCATGTCTACAGAGGAGATGAATCTCCCAGAAAACGCTTTATTATACCAAGAGTTACAACAAAAGTCTTCTAATCTTGGTAGTCAAAAAAATAATATAATTGCACGTGATTTACAACTAAAACAACAAGGCGCATCTTTGGATGCGTTGACTGGTGACTACTATGCTATGAAAGCTGAACAGGGAAGTATATTAGGTGGTACTATAAATGAAATGCTAACAACCATAGGAAGACGTACTGCCTCAACAGGAGGATCAATGATAGATGCGGCAGTAGAGTTTTCTGACACTGGTGGTGCTGGCGAAAAAGCATTTAAAGATATTTACGCTGGTTTAGCACAACAAAAGTATGGCTTACCCTCGTTTTATAAAAAAAATGAAGAAGGTCTTTTAATCCAAAAGCCAGAGTTTGCAAATTGGGATGACTATATAGCAACAATACCTTTCGAGGAGCGTGATAAATTGACTGCGGCTACCAAAGACATCTTAAAGAAAGACCTTAAGTTTGATATGTTTGACTTTGATGAACAAGGAAGGGCAGTTATGAAAAACCCAGGTGCTGGATATAATTATTCAGATGAAGTATATAAAGCCTGGAAGGAGGACCCAAACAATAAAGGGATGGTAGACTTTATGCGTTTTGGAGCAGCACAAGTTTGGGGTAACGCAGACACAACCCCAGAGTTTACTAAAAATTTAAAAAAAGAAAGTTGGTGGGCACAAGCTTATTTTGGTGCTATGGCAACTATTCCAGATTTAGTAGCATGGGCAGGACCAGGTAAAACTGGTAAATTTATTGCTGCAGCACAACGTACAACTCAATTAGTAGCGTCAACTTATGACCACACTAACGAACAGATGCGTAATAATCCGAACTTTAACACCATATCTGAGAATGAAAAGATGGCCGTGGCTTTACCATTAGCCTTAACTGTTGGTACGTTAGAGCGTTTAGGTTTTAGAAATATGAGACTGGGAACTGGTCTTGTAAATAAAGCATTTATGGGAGCAGTAGCCAAATCAACTCCAAGAAATCTATCTAAGTTTACTTTTCCAGAACTTGTAAGACAAACAGTTCAACCAGGTTTGAAAGGTTCATTAGCAAAAGGAGGTGCAACTTTGGCTGCGGCAGGTGCGGCAGAATTTGAAACTGGTGTAGCTCAAGAGGTTGCCGATGTTCTTGCTAAAACATTGTATAATAAATACGGTTCAAAAAGTGATGAGGTTAGTAAAATGTTTTACACTCCAGAAACTATGTCTGCGCTTACACTACAATTATTAAATGCAGGCGCATTAGAAATGGTAGGTGGTTTTATGTTAAGTGTACCAGGTGCTATGTCAAATGCAGCTTCATCTGCTGACTTTACAAAGTTAGATGACGGTATGTTTGAGGTATTTGAAGACATGACTAAGGATCAGGGTTCAACAAGGCTTACTGTTTTAGATTTAAAAAATAAAATTAATGACGGAACATTTACAAGAAAACAAGCTAAATATGTTGCACAACAATTTAATGAGCTGAAAGGAGTATATGGAAAAATTCCATCTGATTATAGTACAGCACAAAAGAAAATAGCATTGGGTTTACTGCTTAGTAAACAAAGATTAGAAACCGAAATTGCAGGAAAAGATCCTTCAACTGTTAAAGGTAGACTACAACAAATAGCAGACATAGATAGTAAGTTAGAAGCTTTAAGTAGAAATGCTTTTGAGGCTGCTAAAAATCCAGTTGCTAATGCCGAACAAGATGACGATATAAATAATAAAAACGATGCCAATAAGAAGCCAAGCACAGAGACGGTGGTTGAGGAAGAATCTACCACAGTTAGCGAAGAAGTGGGAGACGCTGTATCCCAACCAGAACCTTCCAGAGAGGGTGAAACCCAAAACGAAAACGAGAACAGGGTACAGACGCAAGAGGAAATAGACCAAGAAGTTAGCGATTTAGAAACTTTGCTCGATCCAGAAACTGCTGAAAACACTGAAATAAGCGAGACTATTACCAAAGGTAAAAAGGGAAAGAAAAAAGTTTTAGTTGAAAATACTACTAATGAAAATGTTGATGTAGAAGGCACTCAAGTTGAATCTAATTTATTTGTTACTACCGATGATGGTTCACCTAAAAGCTCTTTACAACAAACTGTTTTACGTCAAGCATCCAGAGCTGCAAACTCTATAAAAAGATTATTCCCAGGTGTAAGTATTATAGTACATAACACACGTGCTTCCTACGAAAAATACTTGGGTAAGCCAATACCAAAGGGTACAATAGATAGAGGAACTTTTAATCCTAATGACAATACTATTCATATAAACCTACAAGACTCTACTCAAAGACTTGTAGGACACGAAGTGTTTCACGCTATACTTTACAACTCAATAAAAGCTGGTGATAAAGCAATTAATGGGTTAACTAAAAAAATGATTCAAGCCTTGTCTCGTTCTGGTACACTGAGTAAAGAATTAAAAACTGAATTAGAAAACTTTGTAGAAAGTTATGATTCAAATCAAAAGAATGAAGAAAAATTAGCAGAAATATTTGGAAAGATAGCAGGTGAGTATAAAAATCTAAACGCCAAAGAAAAGGGAATAGTAAGAAAGTTTCTTGAGCGTATAGCTAAAAAGTTTGGAATTGAGATAGGACAGTCTTCACAAGATGTAGTTGATTTATTAAACAGATTAGCTGGTAAGGTAGCCAGTGGTGAAACCATAACTGAACAAGATATAGAAGGGTTGACAAACTTAGAACAAGGAACTGTTATTGATGATGGCGGTGTCATTCCAAATGATATTGATTTAGAGGGTGCCCCTAAAATTAATTTAGATAGTAAAAAATCTAAGTATCAAATAAATAGAGGTGGTATAGATATAAGTAAAATAAAACGAGGTTCAATAAACGAATTGTCTGGTGCAAACGCATTTGTATTCGCTGGTGACAAGGCAACCTATGGTGAAATAGAAAGTCCTACAGGATTAAAGTTTGATTTCTTTGGAGGGTTTTT